AGGCTACAGACGCTCAAGTTAAAGCCACAGAAGATTATATTGACAAAACAGCACGCGCTACAGGTATAGCAGATGACCAATTACGCCCAAGCCTTGACAGACTTGTTAGGTCAACACAAGACGTTACCAAAGCACAAAAACTACAACAACTTGCATTAGATATTGCTGCAGGTACAGGTAAAGATTTAGCAACAGTTACCGAAGCCCTTGGTAAAGCCTATGACGGCAACCTGGGCGCATTAAAACGTATTGGCGTGCCTCTTGATGAAAACATTGTAAAGACTAAAGATTTTGATGCAGCCGTTATTGCTTTATCTGAAACCTTTGAGGGACAAGCTGATGCAGCAGCTAATACTTTTGCTGGTCGTCTTGCAAGGTTTAAGGTTGCAATAGATGAAGCCAAAGAAAGTTTAGGTCAAGCACTCTTACCCTTACTTGAACGCTTTGCAAAATTTGCAACAGATGTACTTGCACCAGCATTACAAGGAATTATTGACGGCTTAACAGGTAAAAAGAAATCTGTTGTTCCGTCTCTTGGTATGTTTGCAGAAGCAACTAACGAGGGTGAAGAAGCAGGTTATAACCTTGGTGTTGCTCTGCGTGAACTTGGTTCAGGACTTGGTTCATTAGCAGGAGCATTTGATAGTAATACTTCAAGTGATTCAGGCTTTGTAAGATTCATTAACTTACTTACACGTATGGTTGAGGGCTTAGATTCTTTGTTTGCCAAACTTGATGCAGCTGTACAAAGGTTTAGAGATTTCAAACAAGCATTTGATGATTCACTAATAGGACAATTTGCAAGTGCGACAGGACAATTTGCCCCAGATGCCCCACTATCAGGCAAAGTACAAGGCTTAGTAGGAATCAACACACAAAAGCCAACAATAATTGTTAACAACAACATTAAAACAGCTGTAGACCCACAAGCCACAGCTAGAGCAATAACAAAAGTTACAAACACAGCAACTAAAACAACAGGTATAAAACCTTTCAACTTCGGCTTTAGATAAACCTATGACAGTTTATACACCAACTTATCGGGTCACTATTGCAGGTGTTGTACAAACAGCCGACATACTTTCAGGTGGCACAATTACCTATGGTCGTAACGATTTCTTTGAAGCAACCCAACCAAGTTATTGCAACATAGAACTATTAAATAAAGATGGTGCAAGCCCAGTAGTTGAACTACTAGACGTTGTAATCATTGAGGTTACAAACTCAGCAGGTTCTTTTGTTAAATTGTTTACAGGTGAAGTTTCAGGTGTTTACAACAGATTAGAAGCTGCTGGCGCAGGTGGTAAACCTAACACTTTACAAATTCAAGCAATAGGCGCACTTGGTTTACTTGTTAAACGTACGGCTGGTGCTGTGAGTTATCCAGAGGAATTAGACGGCGCACGCATTGAACGTATCTTGCAAGAAACTTTGTTTATTGCTTGGGAAGATTTAAGTAACACACAAACTTGGAACGATTTTACTACAGAGACTTGGGATAGTTACGGAATACAAGGCATAGACACAATTGACCCAGGTCGTTACGAAGTACTAGCTAGAACAGCTGAAATAGACCAAGCATTTAACTTAACAGACGAAACCCAACAATCAGGCTTAGGCTACTTATATGACACCACAGATTTTGAAATAGGTTATGCAGATGCAGAACGAAGAATAACTAACTATTCAGATAATTTAATAGAACTAGACGCTAACCTGGCTAACGCCGATATACAAACAAGACTACAAACAGCCGACATTGTTAACAGCGTTGTCATTCAATACGACGACCCAGTACTGGAAGAAGCAGCCCAAAACGATACGTCAATAAATGATTATGGTTTGTTACAAGAAATCAGAAGAACCATATTAGCTCAACAATTAGATGCCCAAGAACAAGCTGTAAACTTTGTTAACTTTCGAGGAACACCTAGAACCTCATTAGAAGAAGTATCAGTAAACCTAGCTAATGATGCTATGACCAATATTGTTAGAGATGATTTACTAGCTGTATCTATGGACACTTTGCTTTATGTGGACAATATTCCAGTAGGGCTTATATCTTCTGGGTTCTTTGAGGGCTTTGTTGAGGGCTGGACTTGGTCATTAGGTAGACGAAACCTTGAACTTACTATGTCTGTATCTAACTCAATCTATAGTACACTGGATATTCAGTGGGAAGATTATCCAAGTTTAACCCAGTGGCAAAATCTTGACAATACAACTCAATGGCTTGACGTTATTTAAGAAAAGGATAAACTAGAGATATGCCGAATACGACCAATTATTCATTTCCAACACCTGCCGATACTGATTTAGTAAAAAATGGAGCAGACGCTATCCGTGATTTAGGGGACGCTGTTGACACAGCTATGAACACAGCCCTTGGTACTAAAAAGTCAGGTCTTGTATTACTGAATACAACTAGTTTTAGTGGAGTAGCCAGTCAATCTGTAAATGATGTTTTTAGTGCAACATACAAAAATTACAAAATATTTTATTCTGGAACAGGCACAGCAGATAATGCTTTTCATTTAAGAATGAGAGTTTCTGGAACTGATAATAGTTCATCTAATTATTATTATTCAGGGTATTTTGTTGAAAGCCAACCTGCTGCTGCTCTTACTTTATCAAAAGGTGACCCTGCAAATTTTTTTAGAATTGGTGTAACTTCAGGTGATACAGATTTGATTGTTGTTGAATTGTCTGCACCTTTTACTTCAGACAAAACCAGTTATGTTGCCCATTGTGGTTATGGTTTAGGTACTAACGAAGGTGGACAATCAACACAAGGTGGTTTTTTTAGTGGGACAACTTCTTTTACAGGATTTACTTTAATTCCTGCATCTGGAAATATAACAGGAGAGGTCAGCGTTTATGGCTACAACAAATAAAATTGTAATTGGTATTGATGACCAAATAATTGAACTAAAAGGAACAGAATTAGAATCATTCAATGCAGATAGAAAACAAATGCAAGAAGCAGAAGCACTACTCGAAGCCGAGTATGAGGCAAAGAAGCAAGCAAGAGCAAACGCAATAACTAAACTTGCTGAAATTGCTGGACTAACAAAAGAAGAACTAGATGCAATCCTTTAACCACAAACAATTTTCTTTAGCTGCAATTGCTTTCTTAGCAGCTTGGCAAGCAACAGACTTTGCCCTTGATTACAGAGCTGTATTAGGTGCTGTCGTAGCTGCTTCAATGGGAGCTATGAACCCTAATGCCAAAACCAAGATTAAGTAAAGCAGCTGAGCAATTACGCTCGGAAATAAACGCCAAGTATCCTAAACGCGATAAACGTAGCGATGGCTGGATAGGCGACACTTCACACAACGCACGCAAGTCAGACCACAACCCAGATAAGAATGGGTGGGTTCGTGCTATAGATATTGACGCAGACCTTGTTAAAGGCTCATCTAAGGAATCCTGGTTATTAGCCGAGAATATAAAGATGATAGCACTTAAGGGCGACAAAAGACTTAGTTACATTATTCATCAACACCGAATAGCCTCACCACGTCAAAATTGGGCTTGGCGTGTCTACAAAGGGTCTAACCCCCACGTATCACATTTGCATATATCCTTTACTAAAGCTGGGGACTTAAACGGAAAAGGATTCGGAATATGACCAAACCTAAAGCTAAAAAACAAACAATTGAATTACCAGATGTTATGGCTACTGAACTTGTACGCATCATTAACACAGCTCACGAAGACGGCAAACTAATAACAGGCTTTGTTGCTTGCTTAGAACTGTTTGATGGGCGTAAAAAAACTATAAAGATTGTTGCTAACCAAGATATGCCACAACATTCAGTATTTGGAATCATTAACTATGCAGCAGAAAAATACCAATTTACTCTTGCACCTGAAGAAGATGATGATGATTTCTATGACCCAGAATGGTTTGACGGACAATGATAAATGAACTTATTGGCATCATTGGTTTACTTGTTACCATTCTTGTTTTAACCATTAAAGCAACAGCAGAAATAACTAAAATGAAATCTCAATTGTTTCCTAATGGTGGAAGTTCTTTAGCAGATAAAGTGACACG